GATGTGTTTGGCGATCATGGCTTGGGCGGTTTGTTGAAAGAAGGTGGTCATGGAAAATCCCCTAAATGTCTTGGTGGGAATTTAGGGGATTTTGGGGAATTTTGCAAAGGTCTCAGGCCGTCTGAAATCCTGAGAAACAGGTTTCAGACGGCCTTTTGTTACTTGATATTTGAAGCAATGATTGCTTCATGACAAGAATTAGAATGTTACGCGTACACCGGCAGATACTTCGTGAGTATGGAGCTTAACGTTATTGATCTTGCTCCAGTGGTTATAGCGATAGCCTGCATCCAATGCTACATTTTGAGTTACATCGTAACTTACACCAGCCATTGCACCTACGCCAATTTTAGTATCTTTACGTTCAGCTGTTTGTCCGGCTGTTTGATATTTATGAGTAGAGTGGTTAAGGCCCAGGCGAGCACCTACATAAGGTTTTACAGGGGCTTGCAGGTCAAAATCATAAATAGCAGATACACCGTCACTGTGATATTTAGCCTCAGCATATACCGAAGGTACATTAATCTTTGCAGATTTATAATGCGTATAGTCGGCGGCAACACGGAAATCGCCGAAATCATAGCCTACAGAAATACGAGGGCTAAAGCCTTTAATTGATGCGCCACCCAGTTTTACAGTAGCATGACCAGCATCAGCTTGAACATAAAAACCTTTGGTTGCATCAGCCAATGCAAATGTAGGCAGGGAAAGAGCAATCAGTGTTACCAGAACTTTTTTCATTGTTTTGTCCTTAATGTAGGATTAGAAGTAGTGGATAATCGCCGGGGTTGGTCGTTCCCAACAATTATTCTGATTGTATTTTCTTGTGGAAAATTAAGCAAATCTAAAAACGTTTTAGCTGTTGTAAATGAAGCGCGCCGAGATAAATCAGACGATTTTTTGAGAAAAATAAAATGCTCTTTTATTTCATAATGTGAAAGCTATTTTCAAATCCTGCCGATCTTAGGCAGGATTTTTTCTATAACGCGACGACACCGTCGCTTTTTACCAATTGCAGATAACTAGCTCTCCACTTGTTTTTTGTGTTTTATCTCGACTAATAGAATATACCAGATTCAGTTCGGTAATTCGGAAGCCTTTAAACAATTCACGGATATCTGGATGGTCGTTGATAGAGAGCATGACTTTACCCTTGCATTCGCGCATCATTTTGGCCAGCAGCTCATACTGAGACCAATCAAATGAACGATCATAACCTGTAGTTTGCCAATACGGTGGGTCTGCGTAGAAAAATCTATGCTCTCGGTCGTACCGTTGAAAACAACGCTCCCATGATTCATTTTCCACATATACGCCACTCAACCGACAATCTCACCTTAAACAAGTGCGTGTCGCCGCGATAGAGGGTAAAGTTTTGTGTTTTAGGAGCCATTGCTGACAGCCTTATCGATTTTCCCAAGCCGATGTATTGTATTTACGACGGGCGTATTCAAGTAATAAGTCACTAATGTATTGGCTGTCTTCGATATAGCCGTTAAAGACCATTACATGCCCGATATAGCCTTTCCAGCCAATAGCTACTTCTGGGTTTGCACTCTCTGGCCATTTGCCAATATAAATTGGTTCTGTTTTAAGTGTTCGTGGAGCCAGATTAGATTGCTGCACAACAGATTCCTCAGAACGAATAGTGCTGCGATTCTCCGTTAAATTGGTCGAAGCAATCACAGAAATTGGCTTCCCTGGCAAATTGCCGCCACCGTTTAAAAAGAGATTTGCAGAGTTGATCCCAATATTACTGTTATTAGCGTAAAGCGTTACAGTTGCATTAGTTTTACCGGCAACCAAAACAGTGTTGATCGGATTGGTGATTTCGCTTTTTACCGCAAAAACAACAAAAGTAACCTTATCCCAAGCCGCATTAAAAACATTACCCTCAGATACCATACCTACCGAGCCATCAAAATAAGCAGATGACAACCCACCTAAAACACTGCCATCTACGACGGGTGCTGAAGAATGGTCTGCGACAAGATGGTTGGCGGCGGCCGATTTATCCAGAATCTTAGTGATTTTACCGCCACTCACAGTACGTGACGCAGTGTCACTCATATCCCAAAATCCACGTAAATTAGGCAAAGACAGAATCTCTGACTCCAGTGCCGAAATATCGCGGTCAATAATTACTGGCAATTTCTTATTACCGAAGACTGTATTTAAACGAACCAATTGTCCCATGACTTACTCCTGGTTGATGGGCAGTTCAAAAGTGAAAGCCCAGTTATATAAATTAAATTTCCCATCCAACGACATCGCTGGGTCAGAATCCCGTAAATTTCCACGGGCACCTTCAGTTTTGCCACTTTTACCGCCAATACCATTGTCAAAAGCATAGGTAATTGTGGCAGTCGGTGGTAGTTCATCCGTGGCTACAATGCGTACTTTATTTTGGTCGGGCAAGAGTTCAACCGATGAAATGGCTACTTCTCCTGCGTTATAAAGCGAGAAGCCGTAGTTACCAGGATTACTAACCAAAGACTCATCGAAAACCAATGGAGCGACCGGTACTTCAAATTCGATTTCGACGGTGCATGCATCAATCTTTCTTAAAGCCTTCGGACGTAACCCAAGCCAATCACGCCCCTCATCAATTACAATTTTCTTCACTTTGGCGTAATATTCACCGAGCCATTTAGTATCATTTGCCAAAATGTGCGCATAATCTTTGTAGCTAAACTGGTATTTCGGACAAACAAGAAAAATACGAGGATGCTCAGCCGAGGCTTTTAACTGCAAAAGAGGCGTAGTGAATTGGTGTCGTGTAGGTGCAGTCTTCTTATAACCAGCAGCACTACTAGTTTGGCAGGTCAACATAACTGGCTGTTCTTTTTCGGCTCTCTTACACCGGTTTGCTTCTTAGCCAGCTTTTCGGCCAGCTCGTCAACCTTCTTGTTCTTGTCGGCAATGACTTTGTCTTTCGCTTCAGCCGTTTCGCGGCTCTCGCGCAAGGCCACGCGCAGCTCCTTAACAGTCATGCGGTCGACATCATCAAGCGTATTGCCGTTGATTTCGCCGCCTTCGGCAAACTCCAGCAAGGTGTCGTCATCTTCCACCAGCAGCTCCAGCAGTTTGGACTTTCCAAGTTTCATCAGCTGTGGCTGCGCCTGTTTCATTTTTGGGTCAATAAAGCGCAACGTGGCATTCATTAAGCGTTGCGATTCACGGCGACCTAAGCCAAACTCTTTCTCAGCAATCTCAGCAAAACGGCCATGCGGCGTATGCTCTTTGATGATGATGAGTGCGCGACCCAGCTCAAACATACCTTCCATTGTTTGGCGTACCGCAAAACGTCCCCGTTCAATCCAAACAGCCTCGTTGTAAGCCTCGCCATTTGAAAAACGATCCATAACCGCCATGCTGTGTATTGCCAGTTCGTTTGCCGTTGCGCCAACCGCGTGTCCTAATACTTCCATTTTTATCTCCTGCAAATGCGACGACGTCGTCGCATTTAATAAACTCGTTGTTCAATTTCCTGCAAACGTGCAGTCAAACGTTCTTGTTGCTGTCTGAAACGTTCCGCGATTTGCAAGGTTTTAATGCTGTACGCAAAATTGCCGTTATCCAGCTTGACCACCAACCCCTCCGCAATCAAGTCTTCCAAGTCCCGGCTGACATGTACCGGCGAAATACCGAGGCCGTCTGAAATTTCCTTGTTGCTGATACCTATAATCGGATGGGCTTCCAATGCCTTAAAGACTTTTAAAAGTCGTACGCCTTTGGCACTCATCACGCACTCCGTTTCACATCGCCCGATTGCTGCTTGATGCCCAGCTCTACCGCAATTTCATGCGCTTTGCCGCGATTGGCTTTAATCGTGCCGTTCAAAATCCGCGACACATACGTCGGGTCGTAGCCGCGTTCGTCGCACCAAGATTTAATGGTCTCCCCACGCTTACGGAAACCTTCTTTTACTTTTTCTGCATTCACGGAATATCTCCTATTTCATCTCGTGATAGAATGTTAAATATTTAAAGATTTAAACAATCTTGCTTAAATGTTGGATAAATAATAACTGGAATATTTCTATTAAGCAAGATTATTTCTAGGATATTTTCAGAATTAATTCTATGAGTTTGATTTTTACAAGAAATATTCGTGAGTTATTGAGTGAAAAAGACCTCACTATTGCAGAATTTGCGGATGCTATCGGCGAAAAAGTGTCCCGAATAAATGATGTTTTGAGTGGGAAGCAACGTCCCCCATTTGATATAGTAGAAAAAATCCTGACAACTTTTGATGTTGATGCGCGTTGGCTGATTACAGGTAAGAATAATTCCAGAATTGAGCCGGCTGACATCAGGAATTATTCTGAATCACTCGACTACGACTACGTTCCAATGTTTGATGTGGAAGTATCCGCAGGCAACGGCGCGGCTGCCTATGGCGTGACCGACCCGGCCATGCACTTGGCCTTTAGAAAAGACTGGCTCAAATCACGCGGCCTGTTTGCCAAAGACCTCAACTGCGTGGTGGCACGAGGCGACAGCATGGAGCCCACCATCAACAGCAAAGACACGCTGCTGGTCGACACCAGTAAAAACAACCCGCGCGATGGCCAAATTTATGTGATTCGCTCCGGCGACACGCTGTGGGTAAAGCGTATTCAAAAGCAGCTTGACGGCAGCCTGCTGCTGATTTCCGATAACGACACCTACCCGCCGATGTCACTGACCTTGGCAGACCACCCCGATATTCAGGTGATTGGACAGGTGGTTCAAATCTCAAAAGATCTGAGCTAAACCAACAAGGAGAGCACATGAAAAAGTCTTATTTAACCGCTTTGTTACCGGCTTTGCTGTTGCTGGCACCATCTGTGGCTACAGCCAAAAGCTGCAAGGATTTCCCAACCCATCAGGCCGCACAGAAGTATTTCCAAGCGAAAAAGCCAGGCTGGAAGCAATTGGATAGAGATGGAGACGGCCGTGCTTGCGACTGCAACCCGGGAGGCAATGGCAAGAAATGTCCTAAAAAAGGTAAAAAATAAACTGGGGGAGTACATACGATGAAAACCACGACATTTTTAGCCATGTTGATGCTCGCTTTATCAGCATCAGTAAATGCAAAAGGCGTGATTAAAACCGGTGGAATGATCGGACCACACCCACAGACTTTCTCTGACCGGTTTAATGGCATGAAAAGTGATATTCCCGGACTATTCCCAAGAATTTCCATCACAACAGGCAAAATCAACCAAATACAAAATCTTGGCAATGGGGTAACACTAACTGCCAAGCTGGTATCGGCAGCTGATGCTTTTGAAACAGTGGGAATGACATGCAATACACAAACGAGCACTAAGCGAATTACTGCCTGTATGTTGGGAATGTATTATGCGGCAACCGCCCTTGATACAAGCATTAACCAAACCCGATTCATGGATAACATCAAGGCCGCAACAAATACTGGTTTTTCCATTTATAATCAAAATGGTATTGATTATGCAATTACTGTGAATCGTAAAAAGAAAAGTGTTGCTATGATTGCTAAATCTGATACACCTATGCAAATTGAGCAAATGGAGGATATTGACGAAGAACACATGAAAAGCAGCAAATGTAATCCGATGGTGGAACTTTGCATCAAAGCTAAATAGTCATTTGTTTTTAACCCGCACTAAAAGCCCATTCAGACGGCCTTTTCTAAAATCCCTGTATTGATTTCAACCTCAATACAGGGATTTTTTCATGTCCACCAAATTCAATCAATTCATTGAGCGCGTCCTCTCCCACGAGGGCGGCTACGTCAATCATCCCAAAGACCCCGGCGGTGAAACCAACTGGGGCATTACCAAGCGTACCGCACAGGCAAACGGCTACAACGGCTCCATGCGCGCCATGACACGCGAACAAGCGATCGGCATTTACCGTCAAGCATTTTGGGAACGCTATCACGCCGATCAAATGCCGGAAGCGGTTGCGTTCCAATTCTTCGATGCCTGCATCAACCACGGCCATGGTAATGCTGCCCGTATGCTGCAACGCGCCGCAGGCGTGCCGGACGACGGCGTTATCGGAGCAGTCAGCCTCAAAGCCATCAATTCACTTCCTGAAAATGATCTCCTGCTCCGTTTTAACGCCGAGCGTCTAGTCTTTTATACCAAGCTGGGTACGTTCGGATCTTTTGGCAAAGGCTGGATTCGTCGCGTGGCACAAAACCTGATTCATGCGTCTGCAGATAACACCGATTAAAGGGAGACAAACCATGTCAAAAAAGTCACTCATCGCCCTAATGACCGCAGCCATGCTGCCCGATTTCAGCCACAGCGACCTGGGCATTCGCTACGCCATGCCGACTCAGGGGTGCTGGATGCAAGCCCACCGCAAGAGCGGGGTAGCCGCCGCGAAACGCGCGGCCAAAAAAAAGCGTCGCAAATAACCGCCTTTTTCAAATGGTTGGGCGGCTTGGTATCTAATCCGGCCACAGGGAAAATCAGCCATACCAAACTATGGGCAAACGTGGCAGCCGCCTCTATGACCTATAAGTTCTCGCAAACAGCGGATGCGCCGGAATGGCTCTGGTGGGCTTATGGCGCATTGGTCGGCGGGTATGCATTAATCAAACGCGGCATCGCGGCGATTCCGCAGGTCGCTGAAATCCATAAAGGAAAAGACGATGTGGAAAACGCTTAACCCTATTTGGCAGACCCTGATTCTGATTTTGCTGATAGCAGGTGCAGTACCAACGATTTATTTCTGCGGCTATAAGTCCTCAGCAAAGAAGGCGGAAGCTGAAAAAGCCAAAGTCATTGCTACTTATCAGGCTTCAGCCTTGGTCGCCGAGCAGCTCTATACCGAAAAGCTCAAAGCGGCTAATGAAGAAAAACAGCGTTGGTTTGATTTCGCACAAGCACAAAGCCGCGATTTGGCAACCGCCTATCAACAAATCGGCCGCCAAGCGGCTCAATTGGAGAAGCAGATTGATGAAACTGTACAAAAAGACGGCAACCGTTTTAACGGCCTTGGCACTAACAGCGTGCAACTCTACAACCGTGCCCTCGGCCACGATTAAAACCGTTACCGTAGCGGAAATCCCCCCCGTCTCTTCCGAGCTGCTGCTCGTTCACGAACGCCCCGAGCGTCTGAGTGGCGGCTCTCCCGAACAACTTTTAAACCACGCCGTCCGCTATGGCGAATACTGCCAAAAACTGGAAAAACAAATTTCTGGCTGGCAGACATGGTACAAGAAAGGCCGTCTGAAAAATGACTGATTTTGCCGACCGCGCATCCGAACGCGAAGCCATCTTTCTCGCAGCATCACTGGCAAAGCATCAACCGCCGTCTGAAACCACCGCCAGCCTCAGTCATTGTGAAGATTGCGGTGCGCCGATACCAAAAGCAAGACAACAGGCAGTCAAAGGCTGTACGCGCTGCGTTGTCTGCCAAGAATATTTTGAACACGGATGGCCATAAAAATGGAAAAAACCTTTATTCACATCGAGTTTTGGCAACTTGTCGGCTTTTTACTCTCATTCCTCGGCATCTGTTTCACCTTCGGCAAAATGCTGCTGACTCAATTCCGCGAGCAGCAGGACGAACGCCAAAAACAGCAGGAACGCCTACAGGGTAAAGTCGAAATCATGGAAAACAAACTGGCGGAATTCAATGCCGGCCTGCCGCTCACATACGTCCTGCGTGAAGACTACATCCGTAATCAAGTCGTCCTCGAAGCCAAACTCGACAACGTCGCAGAAAAACTCACTGAAATCTACAAAATGGAAAGCGTAAAAAAATGATTAGCCAGGAACTGATCGCCAAACAACGGCGCGAGGGTATGCGTTGGAACATTATCAACACCCTTAATAAAGCCCGACCGCACACGACAAGCGAAACCTTCTTGTTGGATATCATGAACGCGATTTATCCGCAAACCACCGCATTGGAGCTACGCCAACAACTTGATTATCTGGCTGACCGCAAAATGGTAGACCTCAATAAAGCCCCGCACGGCCTGTGGTTTGCCGACTTGACCAGTTTAGGTGTCGATATTGCCGAATATACGGTGGAGTGCCGTGCCGGTATTGCACGGCCTGAGAAAGTATGGAGCTAGGCATGGCGCAACGCAGCAGCATTGAAAAACTCCCCGAAGCCGTCCGACATGAATTTGAACGGAAGCTGGTAGAAAACGGTTTTTCAGACTACCAAGCCATTGCTGAATGGCTGCAAGACCAAGGCTATGAAATCAGCCGCTCAGCCGCCCACCGCTACGGCCAAAAAGTGCAACGTCGTTTCGCCGCCATCAAATCCAGCACCGAAGCCGCGCGACTGATTGCCGAAGGCGCAGCCGATGAAGGCGATACCCGTAGCGAAGCATTGGTTGCAATGGTGCAGTCCGAATTATTTGAAGCCATGTTGGAAATTGGTGAAATGGAAGACTTATCGGCTGTAGACAGGTTTAGCATGGTTGCGAAAGCGGCCAAAAATATCGCGACTCTAACATCAGCCAGCACACGCCTGAAAGAGTATCAGGCCAAGGTCAAAGCCAAAGTGGCCGCTGCTGCCGATGATGTAGCCAAACAGGCTAGAAAAGGTGGTTTGTCCGACGAAGCGGCCGAAGCCATCCGTAAACAGATCTTGGGGATTGCGTCATGATTACCTGTATCAGACTTAAAAACAAACTTCCTCCCAGTCGTGGCAGACGCCATCCTTTGAGTAGGAATATCAAAATTTCCCAATCAACATGCCGAATGATTAGAAAGCAAATTCTAGGTATCGATGATGTCGCCTGAAAATAAAATCGAAGACCGCACCCCGATGGCGCTGCTGCCTTATCAGCAGCGCTGGTGCGCCGATACTTCGCCGGTCAAGCTGTGCGAAAAATCGCGCCGTATCGGTTTGAGCTGGGGCGAGGCTGCCGACACCGCGCTGCTGGCCGCCTCGGCAAACGGCATGGACAGTTGGTACATCGGCTATAACAAAGACATGGCCTTGGAGTTTATCCGCGACTGTGCAGGCTGGGCGAAGCATTATCAGCTGGCGGCAGGCGAAATCGAAGAAACCGAGGAAGTGTTTGTCGAAGGCGACGACCGCCAGTCGGTGCTGGCGTTTGTCATCCGTTTTGCCTCGGGCTACCGCATTACAGCCTTATCTAGCCGGCCTTCCAACCTACGCGGTAAACAAGGCCGCGTGATTATTGATGAGGCGGCGTTCCACGAGCAGCTTGGCGAGTTGCTTAAAGCGGCAATGGCCTTGCTGATGTGGGGCGGCCAGGTGCATATCATCTCTACGCATGACGGCGTAGACAACCCGTTCAACGAGTTGATTAACGATGTACGTGCAGGGAAAAAACCTTATTCCGTCCACCGCATTACCTTTGACGAAGCGGTCGAACAAGGCTTGTACCGCCGCATCTGTCTGCGTTTGGGCAAGGATTGGACACCCCAAGGCGAAGCCTCGTGGTGTAAGGAAATCCGCGATTTCTACGGTGAAGATGCCAGCGAAGAGTTGGACTGTATCCCGAAAAACGGCGGCGGCAAATGGCTGAACCGTGCCTTAATCGAAAGCCGTATGACCCCATACACGCCGGTTATCCGCTACGACCAGACCGACGACTTCGGCCTGCTGCCCGAACCGCGCCGTGCTGCCGAAGTGGCGGACTGGATAGCCGATACCCTGCAGCCGCTGCTCGACGGTTTGGACAAAACCTGTGTTTCTTTTGTAGGCGAAGACTTTGCCCGCTCGGGCGACCGCACCGTGATTGTGCCGCTCTTACAAAGCAAAGACCTGATTTTAAAACCGCCGTTTGTTTTGGAGCTGGGCAATATGCCGTTTGCCCAGCAGGAGCAAATTATGCAGCACCTGTTGGCCAAGCTACCCAATCTGCGCGGCGCGGCCTTGGATGCGCGAGGCAACGGTCAATCTTTGGCCGAAGCCATGCGCGATGCGTTCGGCGCAGAAGTGGTGGAAGCCGTGATGCTGTCGGAAAACTGGTACCGCACCCATACCGCTCCGTTCAAAGCCGCCCTCGAAGACGGCACACTCGACGGCCTGCCGCGAGATGAAGACATCCTCACCGATTTACGTGCGTTCGAATTAGTCAAAGGCGTGCCTCGTATTCCGGACACCCGAACCAAAGGTCAAGACGGTAAAAAACGCCACGGCGACGCAGCGATTGCCTTTGTCCTTGCCCATTACGCCAGCCGCGAACTCAATGCCGGACCGGTACGCGTGGCCAGCCGCCGCGTGCGTCGAATTAGCAGAACAACGCATGGCTTTTAGGCCGTCTGAAAAGAGAATCCCATGAAAAAACCGCATTTCAAACTCAAAACCAATCATGGCAACATCACCTTCAAACCCGATGACCTGACCGGCCATATCGCCGTCTCACGCCAATTTTTAGGCGGTTTCGGCGGTTGGTTGCCTAATCCTGACCCGATTCTGCGCAAGATGGGCAAGCAAATCCATGTTTACCGCGAATTGTTGCGCGACGAGCTGGTCGGCAGCTTCGTGCGCCGCCGCAAAGCCGCTGTGGCACGGCTGGATTGGAAACTCAGCGGCGATGAGGTCGAAGATCGTGTATTGGATTTTGTCGAAAATTGGCTGGCCGCTGATGTCGATGTTTATAAGATCTGCAAAGACATCATGAATGCCTCATTTTTCGGCTATCAGCCTATCGAAATTATCTGGCAAAAAGGCAGTCAATGGCTGCCGTCTGAAATTGTGGCCAAGCCGCAGGAATGGTTCGGATTCAATGATGAGCGTGAGTTGGTTTTTACCGAAAACGGCTTGAGCCAAGAGCCGCTACCGCCTTATAAATTTCTGTGTCCGCGCCATGAGGACGACTATCTTAACCCTTATGGCCTAGGTGATTTGGGTTTGGTGTTTTGGCTGGTAACTTTCAAACGCGGCGGCATGAAATTTTGGGTAAGTTTCACCGAAAAATACGGCGCACCTTGGCTCATTGGCAAAGAGCCACGCTCCAATACCCATAGCGACACTGAAAAGCTGCTCGACGCATTAGAAGCCTTAATAAGCAATTCGGTCGGCACGATTCCGAATGATTCCAGCGTCGAAATCCACGAAGCCAGCGGAAAGTCATCATCAGTAGATGCATTCGACAAGCTGCTGAAAGAGTGTAAGTCCGGCATCAACATTGCCTTACTTGGCCAAGACCAAACCACCGACAAAGAAACCAACCATGCCAGTGCCAGCGCGGGCTTGGAAATTGCCGACGATATCCGTGACGGCGACCGCCGTATTGTTGAAGCAGCGTTTAACGAATTGATTGAATGGGTGGTGGAACTGAATTTCGGCGATGTGGCTTGTTCGAAATTCGAGCTGTTTGAAAACGAGGAGGCAGGCACGAAAGAGCGTGCCGAGCGCGACAGTATGCTGTCCGGCGCGGGTGTGAAATTCACTCCGCAATATTGGAAACGTACTTATGGCTTAGAGGATGGCGACATCATCGAAACGGCTGAAATCCTGACCATGCCGTCTGAAAACGAACGCAGTGAGTTTCTGAGCAGCAAAAATCGGCCGGTCGATTTCGCAGAAAGCCGAGACGAAAATGATGCCGGTTTAATTATCGACACACTTACCCCCGATGCAGGCCGTCTGAATGAGCAAGGCAAAGCACTGACGGTCGCACTGGTGGCCGAAATCAAAAAAGGAGAAACGCAAGACAATATTCTTGACCGATTGGCCGAAGCCTTCCCCAATATGGACGACAGCATCTTGCAAGAAGAGCTGGCACGAGTGATTTTTTTGTCGGATTTGGTCGGTCGTATTGAAGCGCGTGGAGAGTTGGCATGAATCCCGAAGACATCAAAGCCATTTTCGGCATGAAGCCCGAAGCGGCAGTCGAATACCTGAAGCAAAAAGGCGTGGCTGTTTCGTGGGACTGGCAGGACATGCTGGACGATGCCCACGCCACCGCCTTTACCGTGGCCAAAACCGCAGGTATGGACGTGGCCAACGACATTTATCACGCAGTCGTCAAAGCTGCAGAGACCGGCCAAACACTGGAGCAGTTTCAGAAAACACTTACACCGGTATTGCAAAGCAAAGGTTGGTGGGGACGCACCCCAACAACCAATCCGGACACCGGCGAAGCCCAAACTGCACCGCCTGGAAACCATCTACCTGACCAATATGCAGTCAGCCTACATGGCCGGACGCTACGCTGAAATGATGGATTCTGTCGACACCCACCCGTATTGGCAATACGTCGCAATAAACGACAGCCGCACCCGTGACAGCCACCGTAGAATGCACGGCCGTGTCTATGCAGCAGCCGACCCGGTTTGGGACACCATGTATCCGCCGTTGGATTTCCGCTGCCGCTGCCGCGTGCGTCCATTATCACGCGCCGCAGGAGAAAGCCGTGCCTTACCCAGTCCGACACTTGAGACTCAAACCGTCGACATCGGTAGCAACGAATACACCGGAGAAGCCCGCTACGCCCAACGCACCGGCTTGCGGATTGACGGAAAGTTTGTTGCCCCAAGCGCAGGCTTCAATGCCAACCAAGGAAAAGCCATGCTCTCGCGAATGGCTTCCGTAGCCGTCCAAAAAGCACAATCCGTTCATCCCGATATTGCACGCGTAGCCTTAAAAACCATGATGACCAACAGCAAATTCAAATCCTCATTATCTGCTGTCGATTTGGCATGGGTATTAAAATTAATCAAAGGTTAGATATGCTTGAAATTAATCTTGATACTTCATCACTAGATCGCGGCTTGAGCCAGCTTCTACAAAACGTAAGCCATCCGCGCAAAATGATGAAAGCCATCGCGACCGAAATGACTTCATTAACCGAAGAAAACTTCGAAAGCGAAAGTTTCGGTGGTAACAGATGGAAACAAAGCCAACGCGCAGCTCAAGGCGGGCAGACTCTGCAACTGACCGGCCAACTTGCAGCCAGAGACCTTTGCAAAATAGCCCTTTCCTCAACAGCCGAAGCCCAAAACAGGATTTCGGCTGTTTTCGTTTCAAATATCCACCGATTCTACTCAAATATCCCCTTAATCTCCCTTGGATACCTGATTAA